CAAGATGAGTGCAGCCTACTGGGCGGCTAAAACCAAGTGGTCACCCTCCAAAACCAAGTCATCATCAACCAAGTGGAAAAAAGGAAGCTAATCATGCCAAACGTAAACGGTAAGAAGTACGCATATACCCCTGCTGGTATCGCAAAGGCAAAGAAAGCGGCTGCGAAAACTGGCGTCAAGATGAAATCAAAGCCTAAAGCCAAGCCTAAGGCGAGGAAGTAGCCATGATACCTGCACAACTGAAGCAAGCATTTAAGTCCAAGACCGTCCAGTACGGTGTAGCGATAGCCGTTCTGTCTGTATTGCAGGGCTTTATCGGGTTTCTGCCTGCCAATCCAGCGATTCAGGCTGTGCTGGGCTGCGGGATAGCCAGTGGGATTGTGGTTCTGCGGTTCATGACCACGATGCCTGTGTCTAACAAGTAGACAGGAGCCGCCTTATGCCAGCCAAGAAAAAATCTACCGTCAATAAAGCGGGCAATTACACCAAGCCAGCGATGCGTAAGCGACTGTTTAACAAGATCAAGGCTGGCAGCAAGGGTGGTGCAGCGGGGCAGTGGAGTGCGCGTAAGGCGCAGATGCTAGCCAAGGAATACAAAGCAGCGGGTGGAGGCTATAGAGACTGATGCCGTTAAAAAAATCGCAGAAGAGCCTCAAGAAGTGGACCGCCGAGAAGTGGGGCACTAAGAGCGGGAAGAACTCTACTCAGGGAAAGAAGGCGACCGGCGAAAGATATTTGCCGAAGGCTGCTCGAGACTCTTTGAGTAAGAAGGAATACGCGGCGACTAGCAAGAAAAAACGCGCCGACACCAAGAAGGGTAAGCAGCACAGCGCCCAGCCCAAGAAGATAGCCAAGAAGACAGCAAGGCACAGGAAATGAAGAACTCTCGTGAAACACTATATGGAAAAGGCGATAACCGCCGCCCTGAAGATACTAAGAAGTTTAGCGACGGCTACGACAGAATTTTTGGAAATAGTAAGCCCAGCAGAAAAGACCGGATCGATGTTCGGGCTAGAAAGAGAGGTGCCGAGAAGCATGGTTGAGATTGAACTTAAACGATTTGCCTATCATCCAGAGGGAACTCTGGGTGTTATCGACTTCTTTGAGGAGCGCTTCTACACCATTGAGCGCCCTTGGCTGGACAACAAGCCGAATGTGTCCTGCATCCCAGTGGGTGTGTATGACACTGGCTGGCGGGAGTCTCCTCGGTTTGGGGAGACGTGGCACGTCAAGGATGTGATTGACAGGACTTACATCCTTATACATGCAGCCAACTTCCCGAAAGATGTTCAGGGATGTATAGGTCTGGGCACGGGGCTAATGGGGGACCGTGTTGCCGTAAGCAATAGCCGCAAAGCTGTGGCTAGATTCGAGGAGCTTACGAGGGATGTAGAGTGGCGGCTGGCAATAAAAGATGTTCCGTATGCGGCACTGAAAAGAACTTAAAGCACTTTGATGATGGGAGAACGACCTGCCATTCCTGTAAGCATCTAAGGAGCAGGGAGAGGGCTAGTGGCAGTTTGGAGGGGTTCCTCCCGATGCGTTTAACGTCCCTAAAACAGCGTCACAGGCAAAAGAAATTTGAAGGTACTACGGTATCTCTTGAGTACTTAGTCGCTTTATACGAGCAGCAAAGAGGTATTTGCGCCATTTCAGGCATCCCTATGCACATAACCACCGATCAGTCGGACTTATCTGTCAGCGTAGACCGAATAGACATCAATCAAGGCTACGTTGAAGACAACATTCGATTGGTTTGTACCCGAATTAATCTGATGAGAAGCACGCTAAACGACCACGATTTCTTGTGGTGGTGCCGAGCTATGGTGAACAGCAGTGGAAATTGAGCAGGTCGCACGAAAACTAAAGGGTAACTTCCCTTTATACGCAAAGAACATGCTGAAAATTGTAACCAAAGAGGGAGAAACCCGCCCATTTGTGTTGAATGCAGCGCAATTATACGTGCATAAAATGCTCGAACAGCAGCTTAAAGAGCAGGGAAACATCCGCGCTTTGGTCCTGAAAGCCCGCCAAACCGGAATATCTACATACACACAGG